ATATCGCGGAACAGGTGGGCGAAGGCGAAGTGATCGGACTCTCCAAGGTCTCCAGGGCACTTGGCAGAACAATCACTCTGACTCTTAATAAGTATCGCAAGCAGGTCACTGCCGAAGCTATCCAGTCCTACGGTCAGGATCGCGCTATCAATCGCACAGATGATAAACTGATCTCTGAAATCAGAAAGACGGTCAAGACCAAGTTCTTCCAGTGCATCAATGCCGGTACTGGCACAGCAACTGGCGGCGCGACACTCCAGGCAACGCTTGCGGCAGTGTGGGGCGAACTTCAGCATAAGTTCGATGACGAGGACGTAACTCCGATCTTCTTTGTCTCCTCTGATGATGTTGCGGATTATCTCGGTGGTCAGAATCCGGTTGTTGTTCAGACGCAGTTCGGATTCAAGTATATCGAGAATTTCCTCGGCCTCGGCAAAGCTTTTGTCAATCCGGGACTCACAAAGGGTAAGGTCATCGGTACAGCAGTCGAGAATCTTAACGGAGCATTTGTTCCGACAACCGGCGGCGATCTCGCTAAGTCCTTCGGCCTTACATCCGATCAGAGCGGCCTTGTTGGTATGACGCACAGCATCGAGACAGACAACGCTTCCATCACAACGCTTCTGTTTACCGGTGCAGTCTTCTATGCAGAAGACCTTGCCAAGGTAGTTGTATCTCAGATCACAGGAGCGTAAGCTCGATTAAGGCAGCATCAGGAGAGGTGGGTGGTAAGCCTCTCCGATGCCCACACAAAAAGGAGATAGCCATGTACGTTGTATTGCATTTGTTTGACGATCTGGACGATAAAGAGAAAGTTCTCGGCATCGAGTCATATCACAGATACAATGTCGGTGACGAGTATCCGAGAGAAGGATACACTCCCACAGCGGAGCGCATCGAATCTCTTCTGACTGGCAACAACGCGAGAAAGGTTCCGCTGATCGGAGTGCTTGAAGAAGAGCAGGAGAAACTCATCAAAGCGGAGCAGGAAGCCGTAAAAGCGGAGCAGAAGACGGAAACGACTTCCGCTTCCGCCAGAGAGAAGACTACTGCTGCCGCGAAGAAGAGGACAGCGCGGAGACCGGCAAAGAAGGAGTAAAGCATGACACAGGATATAGTCGATAAAGTCATAAGGCGGATTGATCCCACATCGGACATTCATGAGGATATCGAACTTCAGATAAGGGATATCATCGAAGAGACTGAGTCACAGCTTTGCGTCAAGCTTGGCGGACTTCCTGCTGTGCCGGATACTCTCTCTTACATCGTGGTTGCGGTCTCGGTCAAGAGATACAACAGAATCGGCTCTGAGGGTACGTCCTCTCACTCTGTTGAGGGTGAGACGATGTCGTGGAGCGATGATCCTTTTGCAGAGTTTACGGAAGACATTTCCGCTTGGAAGGCAAACAACGGAGCGGATCGCATGAGAATTCAGTTCCTGTGAGGAGGTGATCTTATGAGATACGACACTCCCATTTACTTTCAGAGACTCACTGAAGGCGAGTACGATGCTGACACCGGCAATTACGGTGATCCTGCTGTCACGGAAGAGGAAAGACTCGCATCGGTCGTATCGACAAGCGAGAAGCGCATGATGCTCATCTATGGCAGCATCAGAGAGGATTCCAGAACGATTCACTTACTCAATAAGTATCGCAAGGCCTTCGACAGAATCCGCATCGGTGACAGAGCCTACAAGGTTGACAGGCACATCTTCCTCGGCACGAAAGAGGCTTATGTGGTCTCTGAAATTCCCGGTACGAGGGGAGAGTGATATGGATGGCTGAAGTCAAACTGGAAGGCTTTGAGGAACTGAAAGCGAAACTGAAAAAGAATGTAAAGCTTGACGATGTGAAAGAGGTCGTAAGGCATCACGGGGCAGAGATGCAGACCACAGCGCAGAGCGTATGTCCTCGCAGGACAGGCACTCTCGCGGACTCTATCACTCTGGAGATGACCAACAGCGATATGACAGCAGAAGTCGAACCGCACACCAATTATGCCGGGTACGTTGAGTGGGGGACGAGATACATGGATGCACAGCCTTATGTGAGACCGGCATTCATGCAGGAATCCGAGAGATTTAAGTCAGACCTTAGTAAGCTGATGAAGTAGACGGAAGGAGGGAACATCATCAATGATTGATCCACAGCAGGCACTCTTCAGTGCTGTGCGAGAGAGACTCAAAGAGATATATCCTGACAGCGTCTACGATGAGGAACTGCCGCCAGAAGGCACTCCGTATCCCTTTACGTATCTCGGTGACTTCGATCAGTACGATATCGAGAATAAAAGCGTCATCATGGGACGCATCGCGGTCACGATTCACAACTGGCACTCAAGACCGGATAAGCGAGGGATTATCTCGGCACGAAATCTTGCTGTCAAGAACGTGTTGAGAGATGTATCTCACAAGGATTATTCCTTTGCAGCGCGGAATGTGGTGAGCCGCATAACAACAGATAATACGACAGCCACACCATTAGTACATGGCATTGTCGAGGCAGAGATATACTTCTCGCCTAAACACTGAAATAAAACGGAGGATAAAAGCATGAAACATAAAATGTACCTTCAGCTTTTCGCAAACTCGGCTGAAGCAGTCCAGGGCAAGCAGATCGTATATCTCTTCAGAGTCCTTGAGGATGCGGCTACTGCTGCCGGAACGATTCTTGCCTTCACAACCGAGAATGAAAATTCTGCATCCGCTGACTCGGATTCCACAGCCACCAAAGACGGTGTCATTCAGAAGCCGGGTGCAATCACTGTCGAGATCACCGGCACAGCTATCGTCCTCAAGGGCGATGAGACACAGGGTGAGAAACTGAGAAATGCGATGCTGCACAACAAACTTGTTGAGTGTTGGGAGGCTGATCTCTCCAATCCGAGAACCGGACAGGACAAATTCGCAGGAACTTACTACCAGGGATATCTCACAGAATGGACGAAGACTTCCGATGCGGAAGACTTCGCGGAGTACAGCTACACCTATGCGGCTAACGGGATCGGTGCGCCGGATGGCGGAACAGGAATCACGGTCACAACAGAGCAGCAGGCAGTCGCAACGTATACCTTCACGGATACGACAAAGACCGGAGCGTAAAGATGTAATCGAGTAAGCGAGGATGTACATGTCCTCGCTTTTTTTATTGTCACAAACAAGGCTTTCTTTAAAAGGCGAAAGAAAAGGAGAAACAAAATGGCAAACATTATGGAAATCGAGATCGGCGGAGCAGTTCACAAGTTTAAGGCAGGCTTCAAGTTTATCAGAGCCGCAGAGCCTATCAAGAAGCAGAAGCAGAACGGGACGGAAGAAGATGTAGGTCTCAACTATCTGCTGTACTCCATGTCCGATGGCGATGTAGATGCCCTTGCAACAACGCTTTATCTGATGAATTCCGAAGACGAGAACCGTCTCAAGAAGTCAGATATCGAAGCCTTTATCGAGGATGAGTGCGAGGATGTAGATGCACTCTTTGCACAGGTAGATGATTTTTTATCGCGGAGCAACTGTACCAAGCAGAAGGCTCAGAGAGTCAAGGAGAATCTCGATCTCATGAGAGCGAGACAGAAGCAGGCTCTGTCGAGTCTTGGAGCGACTTCTACAGACAATGCTTAATCTCCTGTGTCCGATATCTCGGATACACGGTCACGGAGTTCGATAAACTCGACATACCGGATTATCTGATGCTCATGGATGCAGTCGAGTACAGAGAGACGGATAAGGCTTTCTGGACACACTTCTTGGCATGGCAGACGATGAGGGCGAACGGTAAGAAGAAGAGCGGCAAGGGTTATAAGTCGGCATTTCCTAAGTTTAATAAATTCTATAACCAGGAGGCCGCATTGAAGAACATAAACGCAAACAAAGACAAGGGACAGAAGAAGAGTAAATTCTCCGGTCTCTCGGATTTTTTGAAGAAGAGAAAGGAGGAGACGAGCGATGGCTGAGAGTTATAGCTTAAAAGCGACACTGTCCGCTGACGGATCGCAGATGTCTTCTACTTTCTCGCAGATATCTTCTCAGGTCGGCGGACTCCAGAAGACACTCATGGGCGGCATTGGCTTTGGTGTCATGTCCGCAATCGGAGGCAAGGCGGTAGACCTTGTCTCCTCCGGGGTCAAAGCTATGGCAGGAACTGTCATGGACTCCGGCATGAGTTTCGAATCGGCAGGAAGTCAGATCGCCGCAACAATGGGAAAGTCCAAAGGGGAGATATCAAACATCATCGGTGAGGCAGAAAGACTCGGCAAGACTACATCCTTTACAGCTACGCAGGCGGCAGAGGGATTCAATGTCTTAGCTATGTCTGGATTAAAAGCCAAAGAACAGATTGACACAATGGCCCCTGTCCTCGATTTGGCGGCAGCAGGATCATACAGCCTTGAGAATGCGGCATCGCAAGTAGTCGGTACTATCAAGGGTTACGGTGACAGCTTCGGCAACGCACGGAAGTACGCAGACATGTTCGCCAAGGGCGCGACACTGGCGGCAACGGATGTCAATGCTCTCGGTACGGCGATGTCAGCAAGCGCGGCTACTGCTGCCGGATACGGGCAGAAGGCGGACAGAACAGCTATCGCACTCCTGAGACTGGCGGAGCAGAATGTCACAGGAAGTGAGGCGGCTACTGCACTCAACAGAGCCATGATGGACCTTTATACTCCCACAAGCACAGCGGCAGATCAGCTTGAAGCACTCGGAGTATCAGCCTATGACTCAAGCGGCAAGGCGAAAGACTTCAATGAAGTCGTTGACGAACTGAATGATGCAATGGCGAACATGTCCGATGAAGAGAAGAATGCGGCAAAGAATGCGATCTTCTCGACATACGGCTTGCAAGCCTTCAACAAAATGACAGTCACATCCAAGGAGAAGGTCAAGGAGTTTGAGGATGGTCTTGCATCCGCATCCGATGGCATGGGCAGTGCTGCAGCACAAG